ATGCATTTACCGATGACGAAGAACCTATTTCTATTGGCCACGCTTGACCTCCAGTAACTTGACATGCAACCACTTCCTCAATAATACCATTAGTATCAATCTTATATGATATAACATTTCCTAAGTCAGTTGCTTCTGCAACTGAAACCCAACCAAATGCAGCGTCAATAGGCGCCCACGTATCACTAAGGGCTGTACTTACGTAAATAGAATCTCCTATTGTTAATTCATTTAACGTTACAGCTTGTGCTGTGTTTAAATAATAATTTTGAGAGCCTCGAGAATCGTTACAAGCAATTGAAGATGAACTTCCCCATGGGCTAATTCTTACTGCAACATATGGACTAGCATTTACTGTAACATTAAACAGCATAGAAGCACTTCCACCGTATGGATCGTTTGCCGTAAGGGTAAATGTAGTATTACCCTGATATGACCCAGGTGTATATTTTATAGTACCGTTTATACCTAAATTAGAAATATCTACAGCACCCTGCCCACTTGGTGGTTGTGTAGCATTAAATGTAATATTATCTCCATCTCCATCTGTTACAGCTATATTAATATTTACAAAACTAAACTGATCAACACTCACTGAATGTGGAGAACTACCAGGTGTGGTAAATTGGGGTGGTGTATTTCCAGGAGGTTGTATGCTTAGATCTATTTGACCCCTAGCAGAATAAGACTCCGTAGTATTAGTTTCAGTTATTTGATAATAAAAAGTCTCTGTAAGTTGAGAGCTACTAGGATTTAAATCTACATTATTATTAAGTGTATACGTAAACCACTCTCCGGTACCATCACCTGCTGTAATAGCAACTGTACCGTGGCTTAATGAGTTATTTAACTGGCCAATTGTTAATACATTAGTACCATTTGAATCATCTACCCATTGAAAGCTATATGTTTCTCCTATTTGAGCAGAAGGTGTAACTGAGTGCTTTCTTTGAAACTCATAAGATCTAGTTGCGGTATTTGATATTTCTCCATCAAGGGAGATTCCTGTATAATTTTCCGCAGTCGGAGCTGTATTTACTGGTGGAGAAACTGTTACGGTTACAGTTCCCGTAGCATCATTAGTTCCATCATCTACCTTGTAATCAAAACTTTCAGAGCCTTGATTAAATACATTACCTGGAGTATACCATATAGTACTACCATTATTAGCAATAGCATGTGGCCATTGTGAAATGACACTACCTCCCTGTGATTCTGCTAAACTTCCGTTAAAATTTCCCGGGTCTAATATTGTATAAGTTAATGGGTCGTTGTCGGTATTACCACTTATATTATTACCTAAATTAATAGATACCCACTCTAAGTTTCCATCATTAATATCATTAGTAACACTAACTAACAATGGATCTACAATTATAGTAGGAGGGTCGTTTCCAATACTAGTATCATTAACGGTAACTGAATCAGAAAGAGAACCTACATCTGCTCCATTAGAATCTCCCAGTGTTTGTGGATCTAATGTAACGGTCAAAGTCTCTGCTGACTCTGTTGTTAAATCTTCATTTAATGTAAAAGTTAAACTACCAGTACCAAAATCTACCGTAATACTACCAGACATTCCATCAGTTGAACCTGATGATAAATCCGCAGAACTAATACCAGTTACAGCGTATGGTATTGTAGTACCACCTGGAATATTAGTACCATTTAATGTAAATATAATAGTACCACCCTCGTCAACTGTTGATGCTGATGCTGAAAATGTATCGTAAGAATATACGGTTAGTAGTCTAGTTACTGTTAAAGCTGGATAATTATCTGAATCTGATACATCATATGTAATTGAAGTATTTCCCGTAGAATTTAAAGTATCGCCGCTGGTCGCGCCTGCCATAGTGATACCAGTTACATTACCATCTTCTACATCAGTAGCAGTAGCACCTGCGTCGGTCCATGTTGACCCGACTGTATAATATTCAGTAGAATCCCCATTTAAAGTAATTATAGGGCCGTTTTCAATATCTAAAACTCGACCTAAGTTTGCGGTACCATCAATTTGAATTGCTCTATTTCCATCTATAGTATACCACCAACCATTGCTTCCTGGCGTAAATGTATCTGTAAGGGGATCCATGCCGGCATCCGTAAATAAATCAGTACCTGCGCCAAATGTTGCGTTATTGCTATCATCCCAATATAGAGTTTGTTGGGTTACATTACTAGGGCCGTTAGCAAATGCATCAGCTGCACTAGTCTGTAAAGTACCTTTTAATATTAATTGTGCCATTTAGTTTAAAATCTTATTATAGAGATATTTCTTTCTCTATTATATATCTAAGATTATTAACTATCTAATGTGGGTTTATTGCAGAATATTCCTACCTCCGACTTGAGTATACCATGGTTGGATTGGAGTACTTGTAACATTTCTAGTTAATCTAGCAGCTTTTATAGAGTTTAAGTTTTTACCCTTAGGGCTATACTTAGCAAATACTTCTAAATCAAAAGAAAATTGTTCACCATACTTATCAAAAATATCTAATCCCATTTTCTTAGTATATGTCAAATTATTATAGGCTAATCTAGCAAAACCTCCAACTCTACCAGTATCCAGTTCTTCATTATTACCATAATAATCTGTCATTCTATATTGGAATGTAAGATCTACAGATACTGCGTTAGATTCGTTACTTTTCTTAGGTTTTATTTCTTTTTTACTTTTTCTAGTTTCGCCTCCAACTTTTAACGTATCCATATTTACTGGAGACATAAATAAGAAAGCTCCACAAGATCTACCGCCCAGTAAGTATTGGTCGGCCTCGTCAAATGACATTTTAATAGATCTATCAAGGTTACCGCCCGATTCATTTAAATTTGTTCCACTATGGTATGCCATCTGTTGTTTAGCTTTTACAACATCTAATGAATTATCATATCCAAAAAAGCTAAATAAAGTAGCACCTGTTGCTATTGTAGCAGTTTTAGGCATAGAGAATATCATACTATTTTTAACGGCACTTAAATCCGTAGTATTACTATTAGCAACTGCATCTTCCCATACATTTTCTAAGAAAGGATGGTCTTTATGTATAAAAAGACCCCTATTGTAATCATATAAACCTACTGTATTTGTACTAGTAACTTGAACTTTGGATGCGTCCCATGTACCAGCATAATCATTAAAATCACCTGACCATATGAAATCAGTATTACCACCTGCTGCATAAGCAGTATTATCATAGCTTAATGGGTATTCATAGTCTGATATAGTATAATTACCTACTTGAGTTTCCGTCGGTTCAATTAAATAATGTGGATTTTGATTTGCAACATCCATATATCTACTATATACAAATTGACCTCTTCTTTGTGCTGATTGATACGGAGAATCATTAAGGTTATCAGATGAACTAGGATCTACATTCTGGTATTGTATCGGAGCTAACTCATACCTACCTTCTGTTAAGTAATAAGTATCTGAATCTATTTTGACATCTGGTGTATTACCGCCACTATCGTTTGTAGAAATACCAAATCCATTTGTACTATCTAAAGAACTTGCATTAGCAGATCTATAAGCTGATTTAGTTCTATCACCTATTAATCTAGAAACTAATTCTAATTTAGTAGATTTACTATTTTCTAAAAGAAGCTTATATGTTTTAGTTACAATATGTCCTTTTCTAATTGTTAGGTCAGCAACCTCATCAACATAATATCCAGCAAATAATTGAGTTGTAGTATCTGGGTTAATATTTGTAACAACACCTGCGTCATCTACTATTTTAACTACTAATTCCCCTACTTCAGCCTCTACCTCGCCTTTCAATGCTGTAATTTGAGCTTCTAATTCTGCAATTTTATCATATACAGATATTGGTTTTTGTTCTTCTGATAAGAATCCCGATGCAATATTTGTAGCAACGTGAGCATAATAACTCTCATTAGCAGTAAACGAATCTTCAACATGTGTATAAACACCCTGCGAAGTTAATTCTTCGTTCATTCTTACTCTAGCAAGTTCAGCTATATTTTGTTGAACAATGGCATCTGTATCTGTAGTATCAATTTCAGCTTCCGGGAAGTTCATTGAAATAGACTCAGAATAATCTGACATAATTGGGTTTGCAGGATAGCCCGCTTCAGAAATAGATTTAACTCTAATTTCTACTAATTCACCCTGGTTTATAGGAATATCTAATTGATTAAAATTAATCTCTTGTCCATCTTCTATTTTAGACTCTTGCCATGTAAACTTATTAGAAACATTACCATCACTATCTATAGATTTAGCCCTAGGTCTAGGTTTAGTTTTAAATTCTACCCAATTTGAAAATACCGCTGTTTTTTCTCTACCATCATCTGTAAATTTAAGTTGAGCTGCATTTCCAGATTTACCTGAAGTAGATAAGTATCTATACTGTACAATAAACTGTACAACTTGCTGGTCTAATGTAGCAGCTACAGTCTTTGGTTTTGGAATTGCCCAAAAGCCTCTAACTCTATACTTAGGAGATATTTTAGTGCTATTAGATTCGCTTGAAATACTTTGTATTTGTGTTACTATGGAATTAAATAACTTAGCCTCAGAAGCCCTCTCTTCAATTAATGAATTAAGTTCATTTTTATCTTTATCTCTTTGAACTTTAGACTCATATTTTTTAGTAGCTATCTCAGATCTTTTCTTAGTAATAGTCTCATCCAGTTTTTTAATAGCTTCGTCTACAGAAACTTTATCTGAATTTAATTTTTTAATTTTATCTTTAGCGTCATTTGCTGTTAAATGGCTATTAATTTGTACAACTTTAAAATTAGAAGTATCTAATACTGGGGCATCTGGCGTGACACCTACTGTTGCAGGAGGAATTGAATCAGTTTTAATCGCTTCAATCATTTTAGCAAAATCAGCAACTTCATCTTTGTAAAAATCTGCTAATGTAATTTCTTGCCCGTTTTCCTGTGTTATTGTAAGCTCGTTTGTGTAAAACCCAATACCAGGAGACCAGTTTTCTGCTAATAATTTAGAAACAGGATCTACTGCCTTCATAAACATTAGCACCCTTTCGTTAAATCCACATGGAATATCTACTTGTAAGTTATCATCTTCAGTTTTATAGATGCTTAAAACAGAACCTCCAATCTTAATAGGTTGGTATCCCTCGACTAATTCTAATTCAACCTGACGAGTCGAAGCATCAAGCTTACTGATTTTATATCTTGTATTTTTAGATCCACCAGTAACCATCAATTCATCACCTACGCGTAGTAATTCAGTATCATCTAGATCTTTAGATTTATCAGAATAAGTTAAACTATCTAATGTATATAATTTAATAGCAGCTTTAGTAGTAACACCATTTACAATAACTTCTCTTTGGGAGTTAGAAATTGATATAACATCAAACTTTCCAGTATATTGTCCAGTTCTATATGGCATATCCCTTAAATCCTCGTCAACTATATAGCTAATATTGCTATTAGTAATATCTCTAAGAGCTGTTAAATAATCAATCTCTTCTTGGTTTCTATAATTATCATTAAAGAAATCTACTGCAACTTGATTCGTAGAATCAAATATAATTCTTTTAATTAAAACCCTTTCCGTGTCGTTTGGCAATTGGCCACTTACATCTATTGATGTTTTAAGTATAGGGTTAAGAAAATCTTCTGCAAAATAATTAGGTTTTGTAGAAAATGTAATAGGTCTAGCAACTATACTAATATCATTAGCAGGAGTACTTAATTCAGATGTAATAATATTTTGAAAAGTTCCATCTGGTAGTTTAATTTTAGTACTACCTTTTCCCAATCCAGTTAAAGCTTTAAGATTAGTATCTAACCTATCTAGCTCTCTTTTCATAAAATTAAATCCGGGTATAGAAACTAGCTTAGTACCACCATCTTCAGTAAGAAGTTCTAATTGAATATTCTTCTGATCTGTAGTTACAGCCTCGTTTATTCTTTCAAATGCCTTTAAGGAATTTGTATTAATTTCGAGTAGCTTTTTTAGCGAGTTGGATATTGAGTTATTAGTATTCATATTATCTTAAAATATCTGCTTCAAAAATATAATTAGTTGGATCTATACAAACAATCTCGATATACGGAGATGTGCTTAATAATTGACTAGGGTCAATATTTGCAATCGGTTTATCGAATGATGTAGTTGCCCCTGTCCAAATTTTAATATTATTTCCGTTAACTGCAATCGGATCAAAAGCTATTTTAATAGTTTGACCTGCAGACCATCCGTTAGTGGAATCGTCAATGTATATATTTAAATTTTGGCTGAGCGACCCAGAATCTAAAATATTTTTTAAACTTAATCTATTTGTAAATGGAACTAGTTTAGACCAAATACCTATTGTGTTTGCATCTTGTGGTGAAAATAAATTACTTGTATTAATTTGCGTTAAAACCACACTAGATGCAATATCCCATTTAAATAATTCACTTAAAGTGTATCCGACAACCGAGTTGTTAACCTTTATTTTACCAGCAACTGATTTATCTACGGTTGTACCTTTACCAGCAAATATTACATCTGTATTATATTGTAATTCAACAGGGATTGTTCCATCTATTAATGAATTAATCTTTCCATGCGCATTATTAATTAAAGTTAATAAAGCACTAGAATCTTGTAATTGTAAAGAGCTTGCCACTAAATCATCTTCAACCTCTTTTATTCTATTCTCTAACTCCGTAGCTTTAGCAGTTCCTAAAATTAAATTTTCTAAACTATCTAATCTATCTACAATTTTAGCATATCTATTATTTGCTTGTAAAAGCAAGTCTGTTGCATTTTCAAGTGCTGTAGTCGTATCCATGAATAAATCCATAGAGAACGTAGTGAAATCATTTACACTAGTTTCAACACCAACATTATCAAGCGATGAATTAAATTTAAGATTTAATTTTAAAGAATATGCATTACCATTTAGGCCAGTTACTTCATTTGGCTTAAACTTAATTTGTTCGTGTATTTTTGTACCAGGGCCATATGCATCTTGTATATCATCTAGTATTAAAATACCATATAAATTTGTTGCTCTATTTGCAGGAATAGACGAACTATATAAATCATAATAAACTAATACGGCATTAAATTTAAATTGTTGTCCTGTTTTAGAGTAGTCTAATAAAGACTTTACATCTGGGTTATTTTGCACCGGTTCATACGAAGCAGTATCAAAATCGATTTGTACTGAATTAGTTGAATTAGTAGCAATATCGTAATACGCACCTGAACTTAGTGTATACTCATCTACTACTGGTAATAAATTAATATTAGGATCAGGGTGTACTTGGCCCTCTCTGCCCTCTATGTTTTGTGCATTAACATCTGACAAATATAATTTATTTGCAGTTGTATTATACCCCGTAGGCTTAAAAAGTACTAGCGGAGTAGAACCTACAGAAGTAGGTACGTTAATATAAACCTCATGATACGTATTCCCTTTATATGCAACATCGTTTTCAGCGTCTATTGATCCAAGATATTTTACTACCTTATCATAACTACTACCAACTTGAGTAATAGTCTCATTTTCAGCATATGCTCCAGTTGAAGATTCGTTAGAATCTGTTGCCCTAAAGTCGATAGCCCCTAACGCTGATAACCACTTAAAGAAAATCTTTTCTGCATCAGATTGAAGTATGATCGGATCATAATCATCATCTTTTGCTAAAAGTTCTTCCATATTTAACGCATAGTTCTGAAAGGTCTGTGCAAAATCAACGTTAGGTTGACCCGCAACATAAGCCTGTCCAGAAGGTTGCTTAAGATTAGTCTGGAAATCGATAGTATTAGAGTTATTAACAGAGTCTGTAAAGTCCGGTAAATCTAGTAAAGCAAATTTACTAAATTCGAAATTTAAGTCAGCACTATTAAACGCTCTAGTCATATCTCTTGCAGACGATGCAAAAGCATACATGGTGCCACCTTGTGGCTGTGGTATTCTAACTAAAGGAGTTGCCATCTATTAGGTTTCGGTTTAATTTATTATTATGAGATTGTACAAGCGTTTGAGCTTATTACAAACCATTTGTTTTCAAAACATCTTAAAGTTACAGTAGAGTTAAGTCCATCCAAAGATATTGAAGTTGCTCCTAAAGTAACGCCTCCTGTACCAGCAAGAACTGCAGTTGCAGAACTTCCTACATTTAAAAGGGTTACTTCAACACCATCAACTGCTGTTGGAATTGTAAAATCTGCATCAATAAAGTAATTACTCTTAGTAATCGATGACGGTGTATTTGTTGTAGTCGGAGTAGATGGAGTACCAAGTGATCCAGACTTTACAAATTTACCACCTAATGTAAATGTACCATTTGCTTGTAAAGAAGTAGTACATATTGCACCACCTGATGTTACAACAAAAAGGTTACCATTATCATTTACGGTTAAAGAGTTTGTAGTTGCACTAGTCAAATTCTCTATTACAGAAGTAGTAGGATTTAATAATGCAGTTACCGATGCCAATTCATCATTTAATAACTCAAAGTTACTATTAATAGTTGGTCTTGAAGACGATACCGAGTCGGTACCTAAGATTTCAGTAATGTTTGCCATTTTAGTTTATTTTACTTTTATCATATTACGCCTTATGGCGTTTTTGTTATTATATGTATCTTCCGCTTCAAGTTGGATTTCGTAATCACCCGGTTCCTTGAAAATATACGTAAGCCACATATTATTATAGTATATATCATTGATTTCTGGGTTACTTAGATTAGTAATAGTCCATTTAGGATTTTTAGCTCCAGGAAACTTAGAAATATCAGTTGATATAGTTAAATGCGTAGACCTTTCTACGGTTGCATGGTTTTTAAATACTCTCGTATCATCCCATGTAGGATTGTAATGTTTTACATGGTTTTCACCACTAACTGCTGAAATTGAAGCAGGGTTAGATTTAATGATTCTAACACTTTCAAAATCATAAGTTTTTGAATATTCTTTACCTGTTACCAGGATAAAAAAGAAAGTATCTATTATATTATCATTATTAGCATCATTAATAACGTGGTTAAAATTAAATTTAGATAATACAAAGTTATTACTACTTCTTAATTCGTTTGCGATTGCTTCCCAAGCAGAAACATCCTGTGCATTTGCTGGTGTTGGAGATGTAATAACATGGTTAGCAGTATTTGTTGTACCCGTGGTCGGATCTTTAAATATAATTCTAAGAGTATCCCCTTGTTCGATCCAATCTATTTTAAACGAAGATGCTAAATCAGGGCCGACCCTCATTGCTTCCCACCATAGATTATTAGTGTCTTTCCACCTAAAAGTACTCTCATCCCATTGGTATGGTCCTGCAGTTTCACTAAAACCAGAATCAGAATATGGATCTACATACCTTCTAACAGTTGAAAACCTTACACCCTGGTCTTCTTCTACATGTACATAATTAGATCTATCCATTGTTAAATAAAACGTTGAAATATGATCTTCTATTTTTGTATAATTATCTTGTGAAAAATCCCAATACCCACCAGATTGATTCCAATCTAAATCTTTTTTATTCCATGTAAAAGTTTTATTACTAATATCAGTATCTAACCATTTATAGATACCATATAACTCTAAGTCTTTTAACTTAACTTCAAATAAATCCTTTTCTTTATAGAAAGACATATGACCAAACAAGTCATAAATTCTCATCTCAACAGTATAAGATCCAGGGTATGGTAAACTAACAGGCAATCTTTTAAAATCATCTACAGGACCTCTATATTCCTGGTGTAGGCCATTAGGCCCGTCAATTAACCATTCAATTTCATAAACCCATTTTTTCCACCAATTATCCCATGTTACTCTTAAGTTTTGATTTGCATCAACAGCATCATCCCAGACAAAATTAGCCTCATCCCATATATCATCAAATGAAGGAACTCCGTCTAAAATAACGGGGCAACCGATCGGAATATTTTCATTATATGAATTTAAATCTCTGTCATGGTATGTTTTGTAAAACTCCTCGTATATGTTTTTCATTTCAGTCCTTTGAGACATTGTTAAAGTACCTTCTTCTGCTGGCTTAAGGTTTAAAAAACTATCATAGTTACTAGAACTATCATTTTGGTCTAATATGGATTTTAAAACATTTGAAGTATCTTCAATATAAAGGTCTCTATCATTTGGAAACACATCAAATTTAATCCTATGACCCTCTGTAAAAAAGCCAATTGGGTTTTGAATTTTCCAAATATTTAAATTTCTATTTGTAAAATAATCACCTTCTCCGGTAATATCAATTATCTTAGCTTCAAGCGGTAAATAATCTTTTTGTAACTTTGCCTTTAACCCATATAATTTAATTAGTACTTCATCTGGGGTATAATCAAAAGTTTCTTCAACATTAGGAATATCCCACTGGTCAAACGTTCCATTAGGCTCGTTTAATCTATAAACTAATGAAAATCTACTAGTTTTCTTTTGAGTAGCAGATGGAACTTTAAACTTTAATAGTTTTCTAGTCATCTCTCCCCTAACTGAAGCATTAGGTACAGGAACTGCATGGAGCTTACCAAAAGTTTTAGAGCCTTTATCTACATTTATCCAATACTCTTTAAGAGTTACTTTATCATATCCGAAAAAATCTATTGCGTTTAATATTGCTTTATATGTTCCAACAAACGGCTTTATATTATGTAGCTCTAGTAATAATTCTTTTCTTTTTTGATTTAATAGTTGGTAATCAGGCGACATCTCTGAAATATCATGTGACTTAAATAATAAAAAATCAGAATCATCTAATGTTGCACCAAAGTTAGCTAACAAAACTTTCAATCTTTCATCTTCACCCTCAACTTCTCCATAAAATCTAATACGAGCAATAATATCACCACCTGCATATATTAAAAGAGTTCTACCATGAGGACCTTCCACTATTGAGTTAATAGCAAAATTAACCTGCAGTGCCACATTCTCACCAGTGTTAAGATCTTTTAAATAATTAGAATCCTGAGAATCAATTGTTGAAAATAGAGCTAAATCTAGTTCTTGGGATTTAATTTCTTTAATTATGGCCTTACCCTCGTTAATCGTAGTACCATACATGATAATATCCTCAGAGTCTCCGATAGGAGTCGGTTCCCATTCAAACTTAAATTTAGTAATAGTGTTATCAGGGGAAACCGGTTTATTAATACCAGGCTCTCCATTTACAGTACAATCTTCCAATATAAAAAGATTAATAGTCTCGTATAACTGAGTAGATACTTCAGGCATAAAGATATTACCTTCCCAAACACCATCTATTATAGATTGTGTAAATTGAAATTCGGAAGTCACTCCATTAAAAAATCTTAAATTACTCCACATTATCTAATACTTTTATCTTCTTTTTCTACTGTATAATTTTTATATCCCTTTAAATATTTTACACCCCTTAATGAGTTTAATAGATAATCATCTAAAAATCCAATAAAGTTTTGTATAATTTTATTACGTTGAATATGTTTAGATAACATCCTGTGTAATAGACCATTAGACTGATAATCATAGCTAATATTTAATCTAGCATCCTTTCTATGCTTAGAAACCTTGTATAGCCTTTTCTTTTTATATGAAAATAAATCTTTATATAATGACATATTACTTCAATGCTTTTCTATTTCCAGCCTGAACTCTAGTATAAATAGTTCTAGGTACTGGTGTTTCGTCAAAATTAACACTTAGTGCAGCTTCAGCATTTATTAATGCTTCATCTACTATATCGTCACCATCTCTATCTTGCCATCCACCTCTAAATACTGCAACTTCTTCTTTCTCCATAATAATATCTCCCCACTCATCTAAACCTGCTACTGTATATGGTATCTGTGTCGTATCATCGACCTTTACGGTTTGAACCTCTTCAACTTGCTTAAAGAAAATATACTTTTGCTTTCCATTTCCAATCTCTTCTAAAATAACAGGCTCTTGTGGAACTACAGAAATAGTTTTAGATTCAAAATAACCCAACCTTCTAGCAGTTTCTTCAGTCTCAGATATAAATCTAACGTTAACAGCATCCACGCCTTCTATCTCTTCTAAAATATAAATAATATCAGACTTTGGTAATTTATCCCTTCTAGTAATATTTAAAAGATAATCACTTACCTTCGCTCTAATATCTGTAAATATTTCTTGTTTTGTAAACCCTTCAAAATATCTAACATTAATATCCATACTATATTTTCTAACCTTAGGCTGAACAAACACAACTTCAGTAGTTACCATTTGTTGTCCACTATCCTGTAATACTTTAGACATTTTATCATATTCATTTTGGTCAAAAAACATTTCGTTCTCCGGGATAGAAAAATAATCCTGTGACTTTGCTAATTTTCTTTTTACATCCGGCACTGCAAATATGTAGATAACATTATCATCATCTAAATATTGGTCTGATGTAGTATTATAGGCATCTATATACGAGAATAAACCATATCTTGATAAGAAGTATTCATAATTATCTGGTGTTGCTAAAACAAAAGATTTACTAGCGAGAGGTGTCATAATTTTAGTAAAATCAGTAGACTCTCTATCTGCTCCCATCTTTGGTGATGAAGTAATAGTAACATCTAAATATTCATTTAGGTCATGTTCGTTACCTAATGAATCTGTACCATCCGCATCCCATTTTACAGTAAGATCTTGCCCGTCATCTAAATTTCCAGAAAATCCAACATGTTTAACATATTCTACTTCTATTGCTGACCCTGCAATTGGAACTGCGCCGAACGCACCGTTGCCAAAATACAAATCTATTCCACCTGAAATTCCTGTTTTTAATAAATAGCCCTTTTCATTATTTAATAAATCATATAACGACTCGTGTTTAGCCCATCGTTCTCCATTAACAGATACGCTAACTTTAGAATGATCAGTTAAAGATACTGTTTGTATATTAAAGGACTGTAAGTTTTCACCAGTTCCAGTAAAAGTTTGAGATTCAAACTGACCTTGTATAATTGGAGTAGTAATTTGAGTCATATTAGATTTTTCTAATCTAAATCTATCTTTAGACGTAAGTAATGTATATGTTAAACCATTTACATCAAATTTTAATTCTGCCCTAGAATCTATATTTAAACCAGTTCCAGCTATTTTACTTAAGTCTGCTCCTGGCTTCCATCTAAATTGAATTTCTCCAGTAGCTGCAAAACCCCTAGTTGCATCATGTCCAGTAAGCCTAGACATTCCATATATGGATTCTGCCTGTTGTGCTGTATATATGTTTTGTTCTACGAGCGCATCCTCTATATAAAACATTATTAACTCATATAACTCAGAAAATACTGAAATTATTTGAGCAAATGGTGATGCCTCGGTAAAAAGCGTATCAGCTCTTTTGTATACCCTTGAGATATATGTACGCGAATCTGTTTTAATTTGATTCGCGGTAGCTCTGACGCTTGATAAAAATTTTAATTCTGCCATTATTTATTTATCCGTTTTTATCTTAGATTTACTTGAATTAAATACTTATTATTCACAGTAATATCAATAAATGCAATATCCCTTACTTCTCCTTTAAAAAAGTTGACATTTACATTTACATTATATTTTGTAGCTAATGGACAATACGCAAATATCTGATCTGTAATTGTAGATCTAATTTGATAGTCATTCATACCCATAGAGTAAACCATATCTTCTAAATTACAACCAAACCCAGGAGATCCTAAAATATCTCTTCTATTTGTAAATAAGATAGTTTCAATTTGTTGTGTTAATTGTTCTACCTCACCATTCGATTGAACTGTACTCGATTGGTAATTTGGGTCACCTATGTCTTTAATATAAAAATCCATTTATATATGTATTCGGCTTATTATGAGTGGAACATCCAATCCACGCCCTCGTCGCCTTTAATTTCTTCTATTATCGACTCTAACTCGGTGTCTCCCATGTCTTTAATAGCGTCATAATCAAACTCTACATTACCAGGTAATGCAAATTTAAAGATGCCTAACTTAGCACCTAATGATTGTTTTACCCTAGCACTTACATATCTAAAAAATATTTCATCAGAATAAAGTGCGCAATCAGATATAGTTTCGTATACCTGTAATATTAAGTCTCCCTTTGGAGTATCTCCCATTATTTTTAACTTACCGTTCAATCTGGCATATTGAAAACTAATAGGGTTCTCTAAAATTTGTCTAGATAGATCTGCCATAGAAGCGTTTAAAACGTAATATTGTAGTTCTTCTGCTGCTTCAGCTGGGCCAGAGCCATCGTACATTCCTCTAAATAACATTTTTTCTAAAGCAAAGTCTTGTCCGCCTTGAAATCTTAAATCTAACCCAGAGCCAGTTCCATTAAAACCAGAACCAGTATCATAAACCCCAAACACAGAATATACAGCGCCACCTTCTTCACCATTAACCCCGCTAGGACCTGGTAAATTTAAGCATCTATTCTTTTTAAAGTAATCAGATTCAAATACTTCTTTCGGTACGTGGTAGTAATTTTCTTGAACAGAATCTTCATATTGTTTATAGAACCATTTCTTAGCTCTTTTAACTATATTCATAATTTCTTTTTGCGGTAAATTTACAGGAACCATACAAGCACCTGTTAAGTCGTCACCTATTTCTGCTAAGAAATCGTTTAAACAATTACCACCAAAGTTTCTTGGACTATCTAAACCGCTAGTACCGCTTCTAATTTCACTCATTTTATGTTTTAATTTTTTTACTTACAATTACTTCAGTCTCATCAGAAAATCTAGCATGAGGTCCCACGCCGCCTTCTCTAAAAATACCACCTTCCATTTTACCTTTAAAAATACCGTCTTTGCCAAACACATAACAATTTTTTAAAGTACAACTTCCATGTACGTATGATGATTCTACTTTTGAATCCATAATTTCAACACTTTTATATAAATTTGATCTAAGTATTTGTGCTCCTGTAACCTTGCCCCCGTAAATTTCCGAGTTTTCAATGTTACCTGAGATTTCACAATCTATAAATTCAAAATCATTTAATAAGTAAGCAGTTTTAAATATACCATCTTTAACTTGAACAACAGAGTAATCGGAGTCATAGTTAATAGTTCCAGATTCTAAAGATCCTTCTGATAATAATTCTAAGACTTTTTTCTTAAACCTATTCCATTGTACTCTAATAATCTGTTCAGCATCTTGTAAATCTACTAATATATTTATCTTAGGCCAATATTTATTTACGGCGGAATAGTCTTTTAACATTTCCATAAGAGGTCTATTTTTATCTAAAATCCTTTTTAATTCTATTTTATTCTCAGTCGTAAACACTGGACTATAACAAGATCTCCAAACAGCCATAATAAAAGATTCGGCAAGATGCATAATATCATCATACCTTTTTTCATAATCTTTACCCCCAATATATCTAAACTCTAAATAATTCTTTTGTGCCTTTTCAAAGTTAATACCATAATATTTAGTATTAGCAAATGTAAAGTTATCTGAACTAATTAAGTTCTCATTGTAATAGAACGCTTCGTTTTTTGGCATAACCCATTTAATAGATTTAGCGTATGTCGAATTCTCTCTATTTGGGAAATATTTATAGACTCTCTTTTCATCAAATTCTAAAATAAACTTTAAAATATTCATTTTAGAAACCATATCAATGTCTTCTAAGTAATCTGGGTTAAAAGACATATTTAAGTGGATAGAGGCACGGTCAGTTGTATAACCATTCTCTCTAATCCATCCTAACATTTTCATAATAACAACCCTAGCACTCCTATACGGCATAGGACCTGTAACTAATTCAATTAGCCCAATACCACCAGACATGTCCGGCTCCATTTTAAAAACTTCTGCGCTTGGTTGAAAATCAGAATGAGCTTTATCTTCTAGCTTAATTTTTCTATTTAAAAGTTTAGATAAAGACTCTTTAGTCTCATCCAGTTCTAAATTAGAATAGAATTCAAACTCGATCCCTATCTGACTACCATTAAGGATCGAGCTTCTTTCTGACTTTTGGTTTAATTTTTGCATATTAAGAGTATGATATTATCTTTCAATATATATCAAGCTCTTCTTAGATAGTTATTGAGGCATCTTTAAAAATACTTTCATAGCATCTTCGTCTATTCTTGTAATCTGTACAGTAATTTTATCACCAGAACTAAATACCGACATAGTTTCTGGTGTTAGTTCACTAACATGTAACAATCCAGTAATGCCATCTTCTATATTTATGAATAAACCATAATCTTTTTTAGACTTTACAATAGCTTCAACTGTAGATGGTATTGTATATTTTTGTGATATATTTAACCATGGATTAACATTTACAACTTCCTTTTGAGTTAATGTTATTTTAGTATTACTAACAATATCTTTAACCTTAAAATTAATAGAGTCCCCAGGCTTAATTTCTCTTGATTTAAACTTACTTAAAGTTTCTTCATCTAAATCATTATTATGAATCATACCAGTTAAGCATTTGCTAAATTCAACAAATACTCCGTATTTAGCAGTACCTGTTACTTTACCAGTCTTTTCTTCTTCTAAAGTTTGCTTTAAATTTTCTATTTCAGTAGGAATTAACGCCTGTAAATATTTCCTATGTGATACTACTATTGTACCCCTGTCCGGTGAAAAACTAACCGGAACTACATATAATTCTTCTCCAATTATAGATTCAAAATTAGAAAGCTTATTAATACCTGCTAAAGAACCTGGCATAAAGCATTTAATTCCTTGTACACTTACGGTATATCCTCCGTTCTCAATCATATTATCGACCTTACCAATCCATGCAGTTCTACCCTCTTCAATTGCATCTCTAAGATCCATAAAAGTTTTCTGTCTAACACCACCTGAAATACTTCCAGTTAATGTACCTTTAGTTTCTGTAATTAAAACTGCAGTTTCATCACCAACAGAAGACTGTCGAACTTCTTCAGATTCTTTTCCAAACTTTACATAGACTAACTCTCTATATCCAATATCAACAGTAATCCAAGTACTATCAATTGCATATATTATACCTGCGTGAATTTCACCTACAAAAACATTAGGCTTAATATCCTGGCCGTGCGCTTCCATTTTATCGTATAGCTCTTGTGCATACGGTTCTCTTGAAAATACCTTATCTCCGTTATTTGTCCTAATGTGGGGGTTTGGTTTCCTATAATGAGTCGGGCAAGTACCTTCGTATTTCTCCCAAAGAAACTCTCCATTTTCGTCGTAAAATTCTGCGTGTGGGTTTTTAGATTCTTGATCTTCGCTAACTTTAGTGTTTGTGTTAGCTTCTTCTTGTGTAACTGAAGTAGGATCTGCTACAACTACTGTATTGGCGTCATTGCCAATTCTTCTTCTTTTTTTGTCTGACATTTATTTTTATTTAAAAGTTATACTATCTTAGTAACATATTATATATCAACCTATTTTCTTTAAAAAATTATCA